GCACCGATGCTTTACTGCGCACTTTGGCACTGGCAACAACAGCAGGGAACTAATGAAATTTAACGACACCGACATATTATTTGCATCGCTGGTAGGCTCTAAAGTGATAGAACAAATCCCACGCTTTTCAGCAGTGCAGAATGAGTTGATGAAGCACGTACTGCCTCCCTTCAATATTTTACCGGTACAAACCGATCAAATAAATGTGGATGCGGTTAAAGGAGAAGCTGCTCCAAACCTATGGCAAGCCGATGCGCCAACAGCTGAAGCAGACCAGTTTTTCCCATTGTCATTATCAATTGATGGTCGTGTAACTTGGTTTCTGCTCCCTTATGAACCATTAATAACCATCAATGGCAAAAATGAGATCATTAGAAGAAAGGTTGCAAAATCAGCCTCAGAGAGTGGGGTAATTAAAAAAGGAACTATTAAAGAGCGTTGGAACCAGGATGATTATGAAATAACGATCACCGGGGTTTTGATAGGTTCATTAATGACCGGTAATATGGGAGACTGTTTTCCCCTTAAGGATTTTCAAGCTTTAAGAGATTTTCTTACAGCTCCTCAAAGTATTGATGTTAAATGTGCGCCTTTGCACGAGTTGGGGATAGATAAAATAGTAATAGAAGATTTCAGCTTTCCTTTCACGAAAGGTGAAAATGTACAGGCTTACGAGATCAAAGCATATAGTGATTATGATTATAAATTATTACTCGATATAAATGATTAACAAAAATTTTATGAAAGCGACTTCGCTGGTTACAATGTTATGCATCTGTATGATGTGTTTCACGGGATTCGGGAATACTACAACCGACCTGACCGAAAATTCGACCACTGATATTGTCCAGATGGATACATCAGTTACTGTAGCTATGATCAATGTTGATTCACCTGAAAATTATCAGGATGTTGAGCAACAAAATTTACCGGGATTTGATCAACCAAATTCCAAGTATCTGGATGATAGTATAACCGCTGCAATTAAAACAGATGCACAATTAGCTAATAGGTTTAAGGATTTATTTGCCATAGCTGATAACGAATTGTTCAGTAAACAGGATAGGTATCTTCTTAATCAGCTGCTAGATGTAGGTTGGCAAACTAATAAACAAGATTACAACTCCAGCACAAATTTAAATCTACCCTATCAAGATAATGATCTGTCAACTTCTCAATCATTGAAAGATCCCGGAGGTGTATTGTCACTTTTTTATACAATAGATCAGATTGAAATATAAACGCAAATATTGATTCAAATAAATTAAAAGCACCTGCCCAGGTAGGTGCTTTCATAACTATGCTTTACGACATTGATTGGAACATACAATTTAATACCAAGGGAAAAAGCTACAAGCTTGCCATATTGGCATCTTGTGAGGTTTTTTCTTCAGTAGATAATCTGGCAGATACGGCAACCATTGTTTTGCCCGAAGCGATTATGAACGAGGTATTGAATTTTGAAAAAAAGATTGATCGTGGGACAGAGGTAATTATCCAATTTGGCTATAACGGCAATTTGGAAACCGAGTTTACAGGTTATATAAAGGATATAACCGTAAATGATAGTTCATTGAAAATACTATGCGAAGATTCTATTTTTCTATTTAGAAATGGGATCCCGGATGTAGAACTAAAGCCTACCTCTATTGCTAAAATTGCCCAATATGTGATCAATAATATAGACGGTTCCTACAAATTGGATTGTACCTATGATATTGCTTATGAAAAGTTTACAATTCATCAGGCAACCGGGTACACGGTGCTAAGTAAGTTGCAAGAAGAAACCAAAGCCAATATATTTTTTGATGCCGAAAATAAGACCCTTCATATCCATCCGCCTTATATAGAAAAAGGAGGGGTTGTGTCTTATTCAATGCAAGAGAATATTGAAGTGTCTGGTTTAGAATATAAGAACCGCATAGATACCAAAGTTGAAGTAACTGTTGAGAGTACAGATATTACAGGGAAAGTTCAAAAGACGGTTGCAGGAACTACTGGAGGTGATAAAGTAACCTTAAAAGTAGGGAGTATGGATAAAGCTTCCTTGCAAAGGGTTGCCGATGCCGAGTTGCTAAAAAGAGCTGCACCAAGATATGAAGGCACTTTTGATACTTGGTTGATACCTATGGTAAAGCCTATGTTTTCTGCTCAAATTATAGATGAAGAGTATCCGGATAAAATAGGTTTCTATTATGTGCAAACTGTGGTAACGTCCATCACTGAAAGTGGAGGCAAAAGAACAATAACACCAGGAATAAAATTAAGCTAATGGCAGACCTGAAAGAACTTAAAAAACTAATTAGGGAAATTGTTGGGGCAAATCCCAACCTCCCCATTACTGCTACGGTAGTAAGCGTGGAAGGTGAGAGCTGCACGGTAGAATTAAGTAGTGGTTTAGTTCTTACAGATGTGAAGCTGAAGGCAACCATTTCTGAAGGGAACAATTATATGAAGCTTGTTCCTAAAAAAGGCAGTACGGTTTTGCTGTTGAGTTTGTCCGGGGATCTAAGTAATCTCACGGTGATCAAAGTAGATGAGATTGAAAAAATGGAATTTAAACAGGATGGCCTTGAAATCTTAATTGATAGTACCGATGGTAAGCTGGAGATAAAAAATGAACAGGTATCCTTTAAAGAAATATTAGCAGATTTAACAAGTCTGTTAAACCAGTTCAAGGTAAATACCCCAGCTGGTCCTTCAACGAATATTATGCCGGATACGGTTGTATTAATAGATGCATTTGAAACCAAGTTTAAACAACTTTTAAAATAAATATTATGATGAACGGGAGATACAGATTAAGCTCGAGTGACTATGTAATAATAGGCATAGTGATCGTCTTGATCATTGCCGGAATAATTCACATGATTGAAGCTGCTATGCAATTCATATCAAATTTATTTTAAATGGGAAAAGGAATAGGCATACAATTAAATGACACCAACGATACCGGTGAAATAATGGATGTAAAGATTGTTCCCGTGCGTGATGTTTCTGGAAAAATTATAACTGGTTTGGTGGTTGGAAATACCCTTGAGCAAAACAAAGCCTTGATCCTGATCACCCAGCCTGGAGAATTTAAGTTTAGGCCAGATTTGGGAGTTGGAATAGAAGATCTACTGCTCAGTAACGATTTATTGGAATACAGGCACAAAATACGCCGGGAGTTTGAAAAAGACGGATTGAACGTAAGCCGTGTGGATCTCTATGAAGGCAAACCGTTTAAAGTGGAGGCAGATTATGAAGGTTAAACAGGGGCAAAGTTTTTTGGATATGGTAGTACAGGGAACCGGGAGCATTGAGAATGCTTTTGAAATGTCCCTTGCCAATGAAAAAAGCATCACCGATGAGCTTGCAATTGGAGAGGAAATAGCAGCTACTTCAATTACAAATAAAATCATACAAAAGCTGCTAAGCCAGAATGAACCGGCAACTGCCATCGCTAATTATGGGATCGATTATAACCCGGTAGCAGATGGAATTGGAGCAATGATCATAGAAGAAACATTTATTGTAAGATAATGGGAAGAGCAAAAAATGAAATAAAAAACGAAATGACGGCCAGGTTTATGGCTGATCCTACGCTATCTGAAAAATACGCTTTTGGGATTGGAGCATCCTTTGAAAAGGAATTTTCCCTTTTGAGTTTTGAGAATATTGTTTTTGAAATTATAGCCTTCGCCATGTTCCTTCATGAACTCATTTTTGATAATCACAAAAAAGAGATCGACGATAAAATATACAATCAAAAATCGGGAAGGCCACAATGGTATAGATATATGGCCTTGCAGTTTCAGTATGGTTTTGATTTGATAACAGATACTGATAAGTATGACAATACCAACGCTACGCCTCAGCAAATTGAAGACTCCAAAATAATCAAATATTCCGCAGTAACCGAAACTGCTGATGCAAGCCGGATGATTTTAAAAATTGCAGGGGAACAGGCAAATGAACTTGCGCCAATTGCACCAGAGCAAAGAGAAGCCTTCGATTCTTATTTGAAAGAATTCAAATTTTCAGGGGTGAAAATTACGGTGATCAATTACCTACATGACCGATTGTTTTTGAACCTAAGAATTTACCGTGACCCTCTTGTATTGGATGAGAATGGAATGAGTATCCTAAACGGGAACTTTCCGGTTCAGGATGCTATTAAGGAATATATGAAAGAACTGCCTTTTGATGGGGAGTTTGTGATAGCCCATTTTGTGGATAAGCTTCAAAAAGTACCTGGAGTAAAAATACCACATGTAATTAATGTGGAAACCTCCTGGATAGATCCGGTGGTTGATGATTATGGAGTGCCTATTCCAATAGAGGTAAAGGCCATCCCGGTAAGTGGATATTTTTCAGTAGTGGATTTTAATAGTATTGAATATGTGGTATAAAGTAGACTTCAATAAGTTGCCTGTTTCCTTGATGCTTGTAGGGGTTCGAAAACCTGCGGTATTGGGCTTCTTATGGTCTTTTATAAAGCCACTTACAACATTGCACCAGTTATGGCAAGTAATGCGCCTGGACAACATATATAAGCTTGAGCATAACGCCCAGGTATGTTATTTCCGGGCTTCATTAAATGACCGGTTTGATCCTGATTTAAGAAGAATATACATTGATGAAGGAACGACCTCAAATACTACATATATCTATACTCCTGGTGAACATCGACCAAAATATATAGGTACTATTTATTTATACCAGGCATTGGAAGTTGAAGGTGGTGCCGACTTTTTTGTTTATGTGCCTTCAGAAATTCTGGCATCACAATTATATGAACTAAGAGCTTTAATTGATTTCTACCGACTGGGAGGAAAACGATATTTAATAGTAGAGATATGAACAGATTTAATTTTAATAACACAGGAGGGTTTCCATTTGAGCTTGATAGCTTAGATGAGATGTACCAAGCTTTTAACCTACTTAATTGTATAGGTGAAGTCTCCGGAGACAAAACAATTCTCAAAGGCTGTACGCTTACCGGCTCCAATGTTTCTGATGGGGTGGTTTATGTGAATGGTGAAATGTTGGAGTTTAGGGGAGGAAATAAACTCACCAGCGTTAAAATATTCGAAGAGGCCATTAAAAAGGATTTTGAAAACGGGGAACAAAAAGAAGTATTCTTTCACCGTTGGGTTGGCTTTGGTTCTGGTGCAGGTAGTATGCCCTGGGCAGATTTTAAATTGGTTATTTCTTTAAGGGAATTGCAAGGCAGACTATTACCTCCGGGAACAAACCCACAGATGTACACAGGATCTATTACCGAAATCCCAGACGGATGGCAATTGTGTGATGGAACCAATAATACGCCTCCGCTTGAAGGGATGTTTATAGTTGGGTACGATCCAAATGATGTGGATTATAATGCTATTGGTAAAACTGGTGGTGAGAAAAAACACAGTTTAACAGAAAATGAATTAGCATCTCACGATCACGATATGTTGAATACTGTTTACAGTAATGAAGCAGGTGGTGTAAATGCAGGTGATAAACTTTCGCATGATGGTAATATTTACGCCAGGGAAGTAACCAAAACAAAACCGGCAGGTTCTGGATATGCACATGAGAACAGACCGCCTTATTTCACACTGGCATATATAATTTATACAGGAAACTAAAATGGCAAAAACAACTTTAAACACAATAAAAAACTGGTTTAAAACTGGTTTAAAACCTACTCAATTGCAATTTTGGGCAGTGTTTGATAGCTTTTTTCATAAGGATGAAAAGATCCCTGTTTCATCAATTGAACTATTGCAAAATTAT